TATACTCTACGTCTTCTATTGCAGCAGTATTATTACCCCCTGCTAACGTGTCTATTTTTGTTCCTGTATCACCACCTCTTACAGGAATAAAATAATCTTCGTCGACTGAAAGTGGATTATATCTTAAGTCTACTTGACCGCTATTTTTATCAATAACTGAATTTCTTTTTAATGAAGTTTGTGCTTGCTGTAAATAATCTGCAACGTTTTCTGGAGGAATATTACCTACGTCAATATAGAAAACACGTCTTTCAGGCGCTCTAATAACTCTATAAACAAGCATCGCATCTTCAATAAGAATTAATTGTCTCCATATTCTTCTTGCTCCTTCTAGCACAGAAGAGCCGTATGGTAAAAATGCATCATTTCCAAGCAGTCTAAAGTGTGAAATTTGCCAATTTTCTAATACTCTATTTCCTTGCGTTACCCATCTAAATCTAACAGCAGAAGGATCTTCTGGGTCATAACCTTCTTCTCTTTGTATTTCTGCAATTGGAATAGGAAAAACATTGACAATACCAAATTCAGGAGAAACGTCATTAAAAAGAAAAAAGTCGCCATATTTACATAAATTTCTAACCCACATAGCTAAATTAAAGTCTACATTAATAATATCATAAAATAAATTATCTAATATTTCCTTCATTTTTCTATTTTCACAGTAAATAGAAAGTATTGATCCATTAGCATCTGGAGATACACACTCTTCTGAGTATATGTCTAGCGCACTGGATATTTCAGGTGTCGCTTCCATTTCGCTAAAATCAGAATATCTTGCCATTCTATCATATGAGCCATAGGCACTTAACGTGCTATTATATACATCACTATGTGCTCTTCTAAATGTCTCAAGAGAGCTAGGTGAAGTAGAATGTTTTGCTTTTGATTTTTTAATTTTTCTTTTAACAAGAGGTCCGCTTCTAAAAAGCGTAGTTAATTTTTTAAATAGATTTTGATCTTTTTCTTTCATTTTTTTACTTTCTTCTTATTAGCCATTCAAAATCACCTAATGCAGAATTTTTATTTTGCATATACTCAGAGCCTATTGTTGTAGGAAATAAAGGTTTATTCATTATGTCTTTATTATTATAAAAAGGAGATATAATTGTATCATCTATCTTATTTTTATTTATTGACATTCCTTTTAATAAAGCATTTGAATACTCTATTTGTGTATCAATAAAGCTATCAGATGACATTCCTGCTTGCCAACAGCCTATTGCTATAGACATAACTAAGTCATCATTAAAACCTGACATTGCTGTTGCTTTATTGTTTTGCCATACAAATGTTTTTAATTCATCATATAGTCTTGCTGAAGGTATTTTAAGTTTTTCATTTCTTATAGACTCCTCTAGGTTTATAAGAATTCTTGATTTGCTGTCTTTTGTAGTAGTAAATCCTGCTTTTCCTATGTTGTTTTCGCTATTATATAAGAATTTATATTTTTCTTGTTCAGATGCAAAATATAAATTCTTATATTTTAATTCATTTAATTTTACTAAAACTGTGTAGCCATAAGCATTATTTTCAGGTATGACTAATGCTTTATTATATCTTCTTGCAATATCATACACTAGCATACCAAATAAATCAGGACTTATTTTTCCTTTAAATTCAGCACAAATTTTTAAGTTATTAGTAGATATAACGTGAAAAGTAGAAAAGTCTGCGCTATCTCCTCTTGAGATGTCTGCAGATAATATATAATTTGATCCTTCAAGAGGATATTCCCAAAACCAAACACCTAAATCTGGACCGCTTTTTTCTATTGGATTTTGAATATATTTTCTTGAAATATCCATTACTTCTGCAGTTAAAAATGTATCACCAGAAGATGCAAAGTCGCACAATAATTCTTGTGAAATTTGCTTTTGCGACATGTTTTTTGTTTCACGCTCAAACCAAACAAGATCTCTTTCTGGGTGAACGTCCCACATTAATTTTATAGGATTAAATTTATTTTGCTTTTCAACTGCTTTTATATATAAATCATGATATTGACCTCCTACACCATTAGGAGTTGATAAAATAATTGCTCTACCTCCTGTAGAAAGTGTAGGATACAAACCCATCCAAAGCTCATCAAAGTTTCTAACGAAAGCTGCTTCGTCTACTATAAGTAATGTCAAAGCTTCAGAGCGACCTGCGTCTTCTGACGTTGGTATTGCTTTTATTTGTGAACCATTAGAAAACTCTACTGCTTGTTTATTGTATGCAGTTATTGTAGGTATAAGCAGCCATTTTGGCATATTCTCAATATATGTTTTTACTTTTCTTATAAAGTTTTGTGCAACTGCTAATTTAGTTGCAATAATAAGTATATTTTTTTCTTTATAAAACGCAGCCTGCCAGACAGCATATGCTGCTGCTAAAGTAGATAATCCTAACTGGCGTGATTTAAGTACAATATTGAATCTATTTTCATTAAAACTTTTTATACAGTCATCCTGAAACGGGAATGTTTTAAATGGCAGCAATCCTTTTACAGGGTGCTGTATTTTTAAATACGTATTCATAAAATACACTGGATCTTTTCCACATTTTATAACTTCTGTAAGCTGTTGTCTTTTTGTAAGATTCATATTAATACTCAAAATGTTTTATGCAAATTTATAATTTACAGTATAACAACATTTTATAGTTCTTTTAGGAGAAATAGGAGATACAGTTAATGTTTCAAAAGTACATTTATTTTTGTCTTCTTTTACCTCAACAATTTTTATTTTTTCTCCGCTTGCTGAATATTTTTCTTTAATATCTTTTAATTTTTTTCCTATTATTTGTCTAGCTTCTTCTTCAAAGTCTCTTGTTTGCAAGAAAATATCACTTTCTCTTGCAAATTCCTTAATTGTTAAAAAAGAAATAGACATAATATCACCGTTTAATTTGCAAATAGCTTTTCTAGAAGAATCTTTTGCAGTATTATTAAATACATTGTCTATGCACGTACCTAATACGTTATAATTTACTGTCATAATAAAAACCTTTAAGTATAATATTTATATATATCAGCACACGTTGAACATTTGCCTATTTCTTTAAAAGCTATTACATCTTCAATAGTAGTAATTAGATTTTTGCATTTATTGCAATCTAAATTAATTGTTTCACAGTCTATAGGTCTTCTATAAACAATGTTATTAATTATAGTTTGCTCTACTTCATCATCTATTTTTTCCCATTTAGCGTTTTTTAAAATATTATTCAACTCTGACATTTGAAAATCCGTTTTCATTGTTTATTTCTATAAATGAATCAACTGATTCCTTTATTATATCAACGTGTGATATAATTAAAACTGTTTTGAAAAACATTTTTAGCAAATTAAACATTTTTATACATGATTCTACGTTTGTAGCATCTAAAGTTCCAAATCCTTCGTCAATTATAAATATATCAGATCTTGGTATGCTAGACATGTTAATTAATACGACTCTCAATGCAATAGAAGCAAACATTTTTTCCATTCCACTGCAACATTCAATAAGTCTTCTTGTCTTTTCATAAACAATATAAATGTCTAAAGAGCCTAATGAATTATCAAATTGCAATTCAACATTAAAATTAGTAATAGTAGATAATAATCTTGTTAATTCTTTGTTAATCGCAGGTAAACATGTCTCTATTAAAAGCGTAGGAATACCTTTCTTTGATACACATTGCTCAAATAACTGAAATGTTTTATATTCTTCTATAAAATCACTATACTCTTTCTTAATATTTTCATAATTTAAAATTAATGTTTCACATGAAGCTCTCTGACCGATTAGCTTATGATTAATAGAATTTAAATCACTTAAATCAAAATCAACTTGTTTTAATGCAGATTTAATCTTATTTTTATTTATATTAGTATTATCATCTTTATTTTTAAATAATTGTGGGAGTAATTCTGCGTATTTATTTTTTGATTGTTGTAATGCTTCTAGCTGAAGGTTTAGTTTTGATACTTCTAATTCTATTGTTTTAATATTAAATGATAATTCTTTTTCATTTTGAATTATTTTATTATATTTGTTTATTTTTTCTTCTATATCTTCCTTTTTTAATTCTTCTAAGATTTGTAATATTTCATTTGCAGATTTGTTTAAATCATCTATCTCTTTTATAAGATCTTTATGTGAATGATTAATATTATGCGCTTCTTTTATGAATTTGCAATTAGTAAACTTATCTTCACAAGGAACTTCTTGCAATATTTTTAAAGACTTTTCGTTTTTGCTTTTTGTAAAGTCTTTAATTTGCAAAGTGTTTATAATAGAATTTAAATTTTGTGTTAAATTATCGACTCTATTTTTCTCTTTATGTAATGTTTCTATATCAAAATTTTGTTTAAAGTCGTTAATTTTATCTATTTTATTTGTTGAATATTCTATTTTTTGAATATTTTCAGATATTTTTTGGTTTATTGCAGAAATTTTTTGATCTAATTCATTTATTTTTTCATTACATTCTTCATAAGAAATTTCATTTTCATTTTTAATATTTGATAAATCGACTTCTAAAGAAACCTTTTTATTTATCAATTCATTTATTTTATTATTTAATAAATTAATTTCATTATTAATAGAAAGTATTTTTAATTTTTGTTCTTCTATTAGAGAAATCCAGTCTTTGTCACTAAACATTTTTTGCTTATATTTAAACTCTGATGATTTTTCTCTTGAGTATTTAACTAGATACTCGAATATATCAAGATTTAAAAATTTTGTGAGTATAGACTTTCTGTTGCTTGATTTTTCATCAATAAATGAGTTTATATTACCTTGAGAAGCAAATGAAGTCATTAAAAAGTCTTCAGAAGTTCCAATTAATGATT